AACATCCAGGTCTGTCGACCTAGGGATTATATTTGCTTATTTTGACAGCAAAATGTCGGTTAATAACCGAAACTCTAATCCACGTTTGTTAAATTTTATAAATGGATCCAACTTCTGCGATTCATTCGCATTGAAATCAGACCATTTACCATTCCAAAACTTTTTCCAATTTCCCCTGTAGAGATTGGCATAAAACGAGTGACTGAACGCTTCATCAGCAATCGTCACACGGTTCATCTTCGAACCATAACTATCAGGGAATATCATTTCTCTCCACACCCCAAAACATTTAAACATAGGCTCTTCTGCATCTTCCTCTGGTTCAACACCAGTGGGATTGGAATCCTCAACATCATCATCTTCATCTTCATCATTGTCACTCCAACGAAACTCTTCTGAAATTGAGACTGTTTTATGTTCTTTTTCACTTTTATTATAAATAGAAACTGGAACCTGAACACTCGTAACACTAGAAACTGGAATCACACTACTAGTTGGAGATTCATGACCATCATCCGCACACAAAGACTCATCATTCTCATAGAACTGATTACACAACACTTCCGCGCTCACAGCTGCGGACGGGTTGCAAATCATTTTAAATCACCATGATGTTGTCTGATACCGTGAACTTTGACATAAAAGTGAATAGTAACCAAAGCATCCTTATCAGCAGAAACCAAGAAATTAATCATTGGCAAATCTGCAGAATTCGGACGAATTTGTCTGGACAACGTATCCTCAGGAATTAACGTATGCACAAACTCATTCCCAACAGTAAAATTATTTGACATGAATCGAACACCTGATGGCTTACCTGAAGCCTGTTTCGCAGTCAAGACGGATAAAACTGAACTGAAACCAAAATAGAAGGCTTGCTTCTCTGCTGTGGCGTTAAACTTCACAGAAATCTTAACGAGATCTACTCGTCCCGCACCTGGCAAATAAGGAGCTAACAACTTGTCCAAAGGCGTATCGCAAACAACACCACTCAACATAATAACATCTGTGTACTCATGTTCTCTACTAATATTGGATTCATGGGGGGCAGGCGGTGTAAGAATTGCATTTGTGATTGGAGTTGTCATAGTTGATCAAAACAACGAGGTATACTCGTCCCGCACGGGGATCCTAGTTATACTTTCAATGTAGTTTTGAACGAAACGATTCACATCAGGTTGGATAACCTGAGCGTGTGTGACCAACTCCTTGTGCGACTCCAAAGCTTCAATAGGAATCTGCTCGACATCGACATCATATAAATCCGACCAAGACAATCTCGTTTTCAAACCTTCTTTTTTTAAATTAAAGAAAATGCGCGTCATGATTGAATGTGCTCTCAGCTCTTCGCTTGTCATTAAACCTGGTAACAGTTCACGCAGTTTGTAATTTCGCAACCACATCTCACCGTAACCCAAGACCGCTTCTTCACCTCTTCCACTAGCCAATTTCACCAAGAAACGTTTCAACAATATTATCGGATTCTTGAAGAGCACCCCGTCTTTTATACCGTGCGATGTAAAGTCCCCGCGATCACTCTCATAAATTTTGTCTGAGCACGGATCTATAACCTTGAACGGAACATACATCGGGTTTTCCAAAACTGGTGCAGGTAACATTGTATCATCCCCACCAGATGACAAAGGAACTCCGGGCAACAAATCATATTTGAAACACACTCTTGCGGCTGCAGACACCGTGTTGATCAAGAAAGTCCAAACTTCCCCACTGTCAGTACAAATCAAGAGATAAACTTTACCATCAAGTGTTTTGTGCAATTTTGTATGCACAAACCTCTGCACGACTTCCTCGGGAAATGAGAAATGTCGCATCAGGTTTTCCAAAACACGGACGGCCCAGCCTTGAGCAGTGCTATCTTGACCAGTCTGATCTTCCATGTGAAATCTTTTAACCCCAGCGTAATGATCTTGAACAAACTTGGCGTATGACTCATATGAAGCCTTGGCGTGAAAATGCCAATAATCGGGCTTGTTCTCTAACAACAACTCCAAAAGTATGGTACCGTAAGGACCGTCAGCGAATAATTCATAATCTGGATGAATCCAAATAGGTTGTGGAGGTTTTGACGGTTTCCAGTCTTCATCTTTCAACTTGAGCTGTTGTTTTAAACTTATCATGATCCTAGCATTGGGGTCAGCCCTATTCAAACTACCTTTCTTCATAGCTTCAGACCGTTCACCACGCCTTTCTTGAAAAGTCTCGATCGCGCGATGATACTTCAACTCATCCCATGGAACGACTTGAGACCAACCAAGATACTTTTTGAGCGCCATCCAACAATTGTCTCCGAAAGCTTTCTGATTAGTGTAATTGGCATAATTGTCCGCTAACGACACGTAGGTCAGCCTCTGTTTCTTTGCTAACAACCAAGACTCATGATCATCTCGCCTCTGATTCGCGGCCCAGAGCAAAATCGGGTTCAGGGAATACCTCGG